TTAAAGGACGAGCGCCTTAAATTGGAAAAATTACACAACATTCGTATTATTCAAGGAAGTCCATTTTCCTTAACCATCACAGCTCGCAAATTTCTAATGGATTTTAACTATGCATTCCAGTGTAGCAGAAACGACCTAGAACATTGCGTTGGTATTAACCCAGAAAGTGATGAGTGGGACACACTTGCCCGCAAGTTGTTGTCTAATTCAAAATACATTTGTGTTGGTGATTATTCAAAGTTTGGCCCTCGCCTTTTAAATCAATTTGTTGAAAAAGCTTATGAAATAAGAAATGACTGGTATGATCTGCACGGAGCACCTGCCCGTGATAGAGCAATGCGTAAAATCTTAGCTCAAAGAGTCATTAATTCCAGAAATATTGCAGACCGACAGATTTTTTCTCTGTCCTGCGGTTCGCCTTCGGGAGCAATCGATACGGTGATAACAAATTCACAGTGCAACCAACAATACATTCGTTGTGCTTGGATTGGAATCATGCGGAAGTATGCACCCCGATACATGGACCTGCGTCATTTTAATGAAAATGTCTGTTTTTTCTGTTATGGTGATGATGTGATCTTCTCAGTCAAAGAGGCTTTCATAAACATTTTCAACAACCAAACATTGCATGAATATTTTGCTGTTTACGATATTTCCTACACAGATGTAGCGAAGGATGGTTCTATTCGTCCTTACTGTTCCCTTGAAGAGGCCACTTTCTTGAAGAATGGATTCCACCATTTTAAAGAAACGTCTCTCCCAGGAGGTGTCTGGATTCCCAGACCTAATTTCGCTGATCTTCTTGACTCAACTAACTGGGTTAGGAAGCCTAAAGGAATGCCCGACAACGATGCTATTGAACTTGCGCTGATTGAAGCAACACATGTGAACTGTTCCAACAGTTTGCGTAAAATGTGGTTCTGGGGTCGAGAGACTTTTGAAGAATTCAAGATGCAATTGGACAATTTCTGGACTGCTTTCAGCTATAGGAATCAGAGGTGGAAACCACCATCTTTTGATTATGATGCTTTGCAAGCCGAGTTTGGTTATCCTGCAGCGATAGATGACAGTTTATCGTTAAACGAAAATTTTTATGCAACTAATTATGGTTATTCGGAGCCTGATCCGAAAAATTATGCGGTTAAACCGCTTTATGGTTATCCCCTGCCTGATGGGGACGCTATAGGTCTAAGTCTGGTTGATGGGAGTCCTCCCACTGCTGGTGCATCAATATGTGCCCGCATGTTTGGGAGACAAGCTTCCTATCCTGTTGACGAAGAAACGGGTCAAGTCTCCGTACAACATTTGTAAGAGAGGTGTCTAGCTTAAATGCCAAGCCTCTCTTTTGCCATATGCACAATGTTGATGATTTGTTGCCTTCTTTATTGACGCCAGCCTTATTCAGATAAAAA